GTCCTTGGACAAATAAAAAAATAAAAAAACTTGGAATATTTCCAGGCATACCAACCCCTTGATCAAGAGCGTCCTTGTTTGATGAGTGTGAAAATGAATCCTTAATTAATAAATAACTACTGGACTTATTGACATTGCCAGTAATTAATTAACCCCACTGTTTAAAACGTTCATTTTAGTATGGTATGTAAATGTGGATAGGTTAGTTATTAGATAAAGACTTATTAACTTCCTTTGCCTTATTGCCATGAGCTAAGAATGCAACAACACATGTACGTTTTGATTGCTGACATAATCCGCAGTCCTTACATGTAATGTCTCTAACTTGAGCCGGACATACTACAACCTTGTTACCTTCAGGTGTTTCAGTTGGTACTTCTTTAGAGTTATCTACTACACATACAGTAGGCAAGCCTTTATTAATTGCCTCATCACATTGAGTCAATGACTCGCAACTTGCATTGATTGTGAATCCTTGCTTGTTGCTGTACTTCATAGCCTCAACGTTGTGAGTAATAAGCTTGTGATGTGTGTATGTATAACCTCTACGCCCTGAGTTAGCTTGTACTAAATCTTTTAAGAGATCTAATCTTATATGTCCGTTGAAGTGTGGCATATCACCGGCTTGATTATGTCTCCATATTTGATGAGGTTTTAAGTCCTTAACAAATTGAGTTAGACCATCCCAGTCTGTGCCTCTCTCCTTGTTGCTTACCTTTTGCCAATGTTGGCGTAAGTGGAAGCCTGACTTGGCATAACAACTACCGCCATAGAATGGACATGTAGTCGGGCAAGTACTCTCTTCGCTTGTTGTGACTGGCATCTTGCCTGTCTTTTTATTAGAAGAAAGCCTTGTTATATGTACTTGAACCATGAGTAAAATAAAAGGCTACTCTCATTGAGTAGCAAGGGATGTGGACGGAATCGAACCGTCCTTAAACCATTCATCTAGTAGTTAATGAACTTGCCACGATATGGGCTAAAGCTTTGTTTCTTAACAGTTAATGCACCGGTTTGTACGTTGTATCTATTCTCATAAACGCTGTTGTTGACTAGATCCTGTACCCAGAAGCCGAGCGATATAACATCATTCAACATAAGGTTTAAGATCTTAGTCCTTGCAACGTTTTTGTATAGGTAAGTGTCACCATTTTGGAAGGTGTATTGAACACGTTTGTTGAATGGATTGACCTTGACTCCATAAGAAGCGGCACAAGTACTGGTACGGTGAGCAATTTGAAACATAATTGTTTTTAAATAAGTGAACAATTATCCGACCTTGCATGTAATGCAAATGTGGATAAGTGGCAGACGTGGACTCGAACCACGTTGTATGCCTTGCATACTGCCTTGCTTACCATGATTATTTCTGCTTTCTCCCTGTGTTGCGGTGGGTCAGGTCTTCATCCTATCAACGATGAGGTGTTACGTTTTATCCTTGACTCCTGAAGGGACACCGGAGTATCAAGCTACTTAAACCGAAAGTTTGTTGTTATGTCTTAGAGAGTTGTCGTTTAGTTTATTTATCTCTCTCACCCTAAAGGGAGAGATATATAAACAAACGTAAAACAACTCTTCTACCTCTCCATTATACACCAATCTGTCGCTTAGTGGACAAGTCATATCGAACAATATTTCTCAAATCGCCAAGAGACCAGGTATAGTCTGGGATCTCAGCAAATGTGAAGAAATCGTTAAGAATAACCACTATTGCCCTAACTCATGGTATATCAATCAGTCTCAGGTTTGTATCAAAGTGTTAAGCAACAGGTCGCTTGAGAATGATGAGACAGTATAATCCCCGCCCGCCCGCGTGTCGCGAATGTTTTGCACGCGTAACACGTGCGAATATCGCGCGATATGTACCAATTTTTGCTCAGGGAGCGAGCGAAGCGAGCGGAAACCCTTGGTATCACTGGGCTGACGCTGGATAAAGAGTCTAGCGCGCGCGTTTTTTCGCGCCTCCGCGCCTGACCACCCCTATGGGGGCTCCTTGGGGCTGTCGTAATATATATATGCCTTCAGACATTTTTGCCAAAATCTATGGCGAACTGAGCTAATCCTTGCTCTGTAAGGTCGTGTTTATACAAATTATCAAAGACTTTAGGAGGAATAGTACATATATGTGCTCCAGCTTTGAAGGATTGAGCTACAGAAGTAGCAGATCTTATAGATGCAGCTAATATCTGTGTCTTACTTTCATGAATACAGAAGACTTTAGCTATATCTTCTATCAAACCTATGCCATCCTCCCCAATCTGATCTAATCGACCAACAAAAGGAGAAACATACGTGGCTCCAGCTAAGGAACACAGTATTGCCTGGCTTACACTGAATACTAAGGTCACATTAGTTCTAATATTCAAAGAACTAAGTATTTTACATGCTCTTATGCCATGCACAGTACAAGGAAGCTTAATAGTTGCCTTGTCACCGAACTGACGGTTATAAATAATCCCATTAGCTACCAAATCATCAGCTATATCACCTTTTACTTCAATACTTAAATCTTCTATCCCCGCATCTATCATTTCTTTATAAACAACATCAGGATTCTCACCATTCTTCTTAATAAGAGTAGGGTTAGTAGTTACACCACTAATTACCTTAGTTATTAATCTGTCTTCAACGTCTAATACGTTAGCGGTATCTAAGAATATCTTCATTTAAATACTCCTATAAGTTTAAACAGGTAAATAGTTAAGACAGTCCAGAAAGCTATTTCTAATCCAACATTATTCATCATCATCCTCCGGAAAGTACCCAATGGTATATCCATTACCATCTTCACATTCTTCTACTACTGCTTTATAGACAGTATCAGGATGTTCAGTCATATATTTCTCTATAGCATTATCTACAGTCTGTTTAGATTTCAAATCTATATATCTATTTTCTAAACCAATCAACATACCCAGTATTAAGAAGTTGAGAGGTGGGAAAGGAGTCTTTAGACTCTTATATAACTCTTTAAAGGTATGTATCTTTAACTTATGTTCCATATAGTTATAGGTAGGTTGGTGGAGGTGTTTTAAAATGACATCATTCACGGATGTCTATTAAAAGGGACTGGTAGTCTTAGTACCTAGTCCCGATTACAGGGGTCCACCCTTCCCCTGTATACATAGGGGTTCGGGTTAAACCCAGTTAGGTATTTCATTGTTGTCTTCTATTCCCCGTGCCTCTTGACGTTGATCTATAGTCATACCAAGTACTAAATGGTTAGCTGATGTCTGAGGATTGTCTATGAACTCTTCCATCATTGCTTCCCACTCTCTACGCTTTCTGTCTTTGATAGCTTCATGAGCAGAGATACCCATGGCATCTGTAAAGTATTTAACGCCTTGAGCTAGGCAATCTAATCTGTCATCATGTTTAACTGCTCCTTTTTGTCTACACATACGAGACATTTGGTAGAAGAGCATATAAAGGAGTCGTTCTTCAGGAGCTGCTTCTTTGTTTGACGAGTAGTCCCAATCAATAACAGCACGATCAACAACAAGGCGGTGTTGGTTAAGGATAGGCTCAAGAGCATCGATGATCCTGTCTTCTTTCCGAACATTCGCTCTAACTTCTTCCACGTTGATGTTTTGCCCAGTTTGTACAAGGTGTTTTCTAAATAGTTCACTTACGATTCCATCTCCAAAGTTTGTTTCGATAACCAGTGATGAAACTCCATATTTTCTGCATCCTCTAAGGATGTTAAGCAAGGTATCATCCGAGTAGCCGTCTCTGTATGCACGCATCTCATGCAGATAGAGGAAGCCGTTCTTTTGGGATATATACGCAGCAGCAGTTTCGTCTGTTCCTCGTCCACTGGGGTCGACACTACATATTGTCTCGGCGTAATCAGTCCACTCCCCTTGCAGTTGCATAGGTGAATAGAAATAATCTCCTGGAAGTCCGACTGTTGGTAGGTCTTTAATAATATTTTGTTTGTCTGAGCACCATATGATGCTGTCGGGTGCTTTAGTTGGGTTAACAGAAGTAACGATAAGATCAGCCATCTTAAGAGGAAACTTTTCAGCATCAGATAAGCTTGTATCAAGCATGAACTGAAGCATAAAGTTACTTCTACCCATTGACGCTTCACGTTCAAGTAAGTCTTCGTTATCAAATCTGTCTGGATCTGTTGTTTGCCATTTTTCTGCTCCTTCATCAAGATCTTCCTGTAGTTGTGGAGCTATTAGTCCTTCGTAGGGTGTTATGTCTCTTGGAAACCTTGCCGGCCAGATAAATGGTCGATAACTTCTTTCAGCAAGTTTTCTATATATAGTGAATGTTGTTTGGGGAGTTCCCAGATACATAATTCGACTATCATCTTTAGGAGTAAGTATTGATTCAGCTTCTGTACAGAGTTGCAATAACTTTTCTCTCATTAGTTCAGTCATAGAGTTACCAGGAACTTCTACGTCATCAAGAATCATTAAGTCAGCTCTAGATCCAGTTAACTGACCAGTAATACCAACTGACTTAACAGAAGGTGCTTGGTGAGGTGAACAGTTAACGTCAAAAGAGATACGAGACCATCTAGAATCGTCTGACTTTGGTTGTAGATGAGATAACCAAGGAGTTTCAATTATTAGCTTCTGTAGGAAGATGGACATGTTATCTGCACGTTCTTTAGATGCAGAGATAATCATTATTTTCTTTTCTGCATTATTAAATAAAGTCCAGAGAACAAAAGCACCAGTAATCCAGCTCTTACCAACTCCCCGAAATGCCTGGATTTGTAATCGCTTGGGACCATTCTGCAAGTAATCTGCAATTGCATATTGTGCACGTGTTGGTTGTGGTAGGTCTAGCTGTTCCCATAAAGCTTGCAGAAACAGCTTGAAATCGCCCTGTAAGGCGGTTAAAACATCTGTCATATACGAATGTGTATAAATTAATTATTAATTTTCATAGAGGCTCCTGAGCGGCCTCCTGTTTGTTTAGTTTTAAAGAATTGAGTTAGTGCTCCACCAGATAGAGCATCAGCTGCCTGATATGCATCAAATACCAACATTCCAGCTACTAACATTGGTGCTGCTGGACCTGTAGCTAAAGCTGCGCCTTTTTTTAATACTTGTTTACCAACTATTTTCAAGGCTGTACGTGCAATCTTTTTACCAACAATTGGATTCAGTTTAGATGTGACAACTTTGTTTGCTAGTTTCAAACCTCTTGCAGCTATTTCACTACCCGTTTGTTGTATAGCTAAGTCTTTACCAATTGTTCCAGCTGCTGCACCATAATTGCCAGCTATAACTTCTTGTCTAGCTTGTTCAGCTGCTTGAACAGTAGGCGTTAAAGTTGCTGCGGCAATTAAACCACCACCTATCTTTAAACCTTTACCATTTTTACCGTTTATTTTTAGTCCGTTGCCATTCCCGTTACCGTTACCGTTACCGTTTTGAAGAGTTTTTTTTACTTCTTTATAATGATATTCTGCGTATTCTATAGGATCATCTGGACCATTTACGACTATATCAACCTGTTCTTTAGGTAGCCAAGGACCATGCAGACCAAAATAATTTTTTCTATCAGTTATACCTAATATTCTTTTTTTAAATTCAGGTAAAGTTCTTTTTCCGTCAGAACGGTTTGCTAATGCATTTTGGATACGTAAATTTCTACTCGCATTCACAGAATCAAGGTTAGCCGAACTATGCATATGATCAACATCTGTTACATCTGTACTACCTTTGTATATATCTTTAACAGCTTGTCTTTCAGCTTTATAAGCAGCTTTTCCTTTCTCTATACCTAAAGCTGCTATAGCATCTTCCTCTGTTGGTGTTTGTGCTTCAAGTTTTTTATCTCTTAAAAGATTACCAGTAAGTTTAGTAGCTAAACTGTTGTACGCATGCCTTCCACTTTTATTATCTAAGTATTTAATATCTCCATTTACATCTTTAAAATAAGGAATACTATTCTTTAGTTTTTTTTCAGAAGGAGACAGTTTTTTATAATCTTCTTTGTATTGATTATGTATTTTTAAATCATTTTCGTTTGTAGTTTTAGGGTACAGAGATTTCTGTTTGCCAGATCCTCTTTTATTTTCTGCCATTAAAAAAGCCCCTTACGGGGCGGCTATTATTCTTAAGTGGATAAGTTATCTACGCTGCGATGTGATCGCTTATAACTTGTTCTCTAATTGGTCGATGTCCAAATGTCTCGCGACACCATCTGAGCCAATGATTACTACCTTTGTCTTGGTTACATTTCCGACAAGCAGGGACAACATTAGTTGTGAGATCTTCTCCGCCTCTGCAACGAGGTTTGACATGATCGAGTGTAAGTTCGTGTAATTCATAATTTTCTCCGCAATAAACACATGTACAATTGAAGTGCTCTTTTATGGCTCTTCTCCAGAGCCGTTTAGAATCTGAACTTGTCATGGTTATTAAGTTGTGTAAGTAATGTTTTGGACTAGGTAGTAATGGGGTCATTTACGTTTTTTTCTGCTTGCTCTGTTAATTGATGGTTTTTGGGTTCTTCCTTTGGTCGCACTCCCCTTATAGTGAGCCGCATCGAGTCCATCTCGATTTCCATAGGTTCCAAGTTTCCGATTAAGTTTGTTCGCATTGGTACGTATTTTTAATCCCTTTTTTGTTTTGTTGTACGCTTTTTGTTGAGCTTTATAATTACCGTTTGCGTACTTAGCTCCTTTGTTTGGCATAAAGTCTTCTCTTTACTAACTCTGGATCTATCTCTGGTAATACATTTGCCAGCTTGTGTAATGGGTTGCCATCATATGCAACACCACTTATATCGTTTGTCTTCAGCCAATCACAGGCTGCTTTTAAATCTTGAGTAGTAGCTTCACCACTCTTAACTCTGTCTAAAAACTCTTGTGTGACCAACTGATGTAGTTCATTGAACTGTTCTTCAGTTGCTTTTTTCATTTAAGTAATATCTAAACCCTTTTTAACTATTGCTAATGCTTGATCGTCTAATTTATTTGATGATTCAGCAACTAATTTTTCC